TTCTGCGCCGTCATCTGCCGCTGTTCTTCTGCGGCCTGGTGCTGTCTCAGCAAGTCGGCGTGCTCGGCCTGCATAATCTGCGCTTGGATCCACTGGTCGCCGCTGCCCGGCACAGCTTCATTCAGCTTGTCTGCCGTGACAGCCTCGTTGATGAGCATCTGCGCGACCTCTTGAATGGGCATGCCGAGACGGCGCATGCCATAGAGCAGCTGCTGCGGGTCAGCCTTCCAGTTGCTGAGGTAGGTAACGAGCTCGCCCTGTTCGGCCTCGAAGGCGCGGCGAGCCTCGGCGAGCTCTTGGGACTTCTGGGTGAACGTGCGGCGCATCATGGCGCCGCTGCGGAGCTCGTCGAGCGAGCCCTCGAAGCCGTCGTCTCCGATGGCGAGGCGGAGCTTGCTCATGAGGGCATCGGGGATCTGTCCCCGTTCTATGGCCTCTAGGAGGTCTTTAGCGGGCACGCCGTGCACACCCGCTGCGTACCTCTCATGCCACGGAGAATCGTCACTGAAGGTCTCCTGGGGGGCTTCCTGAGCCTCCCCGAGTTCTTTGGTCTGACCGAGCTGCGGTTCGACATCGTTAGATGGCTTCTTGCTGCTAGTTAGAAACTCTCCGTTCGGCTTGCTTCGAAGTTGTCGGGCGAAATCTCGCGATGAGAGCGAGCCCGAAGAGGAGGGCACAGAGCCATGGCTCGGTGAAGATGAAGGGGTAGAGCCCGAAGTCGATGGTGCCGAAGGAGCGGGACCAGTCGATGCGGGCGCGGCAGATTGATCTGACACGTTGTCCTGTTTCGATTGTTGGTGTTGTTATGCGGCTTGAGGTGCCGCGCCTGGTGGGGGCTGCGCCGGCTTAGCCGGCTGTGGAATAGAGCCACCCTTTGAATCGTCTGTTTGGTCTGCGCCCAAGACCTTCTGTGCTTGCCCTTGCGTCTTATCGCTGGGCTGACTGCCCTGCGAGCCGTTCTGGCCACCTGGGGGCGGGCCACCTGGCCCGACTCCACCGGGCTGCTGCGGCGGCGGGTTGCCGAGGATACCGGCGAGATACGGATCTCCGTTGCGAGCCAGCGAGACGTGCTCAAGCATGTGCGCCAGAGTCGCCTCCATGATCGCCGGGTTCTTCTCGGCGGCGGGGCCAGTCAGAACCTCGAGATGGCCGAACAAGTGGCTCGTGACGTTGTCAGTCGCCAAGGGCTTGACCAGTGGCACGGTGCGCTTGGGTGGGCCAGGCTGACCGTCTGGGCCGGGCTTGCCGGGCATCTCTTGCACCGGTGGACCTTTGAGCAGCTTCTCGTTTTCTCGGCGGATGCGAAGCTCGCCCGAACGCGTGGGCTGGTAGGCAGGCTTGAACTGGCCGCTGACCACGAGCTCGATGATCTGTTGCGGATCTTTGATCGGCATGCCTGGCCACTGGCGCAGGAGCTCGGCGAGCTGCATCTTGCCGGCAGACGTCTTGAGCGCCGGGTTCGCGGTCTTGATGCGCACGCGCTGAATGCCGGTCCAATCGGCCGCGGTAAACTCTTCGAGATACGAGCGCTCGTCGACTCCCACGATAGCCACGAGCTGCGGATGCTTGGCGTGATGCTTCAGAAAGCTAATCGACCCATTCGCAACGGCTTCGCGGTGCAGGTCGAGATTGAGCGCGCCGTCCGACTGGGCCTCGACGGCGATCTGGCTGTAGAGCGCCGCGTGCGCGCCAGAGGTGATGTTAGTGCTTGTGTCACCTCGGGCGATGGCGTTGAGACCGCTGATCGACTGCTTCTGGGCTTTGAGCATGTCGAGCACCTTGAATGTGTACTCGGGCAAGTGCGGAAACTGGATCGGCTTCGGCGGCTCGGTGTTCGGCGGGATAAAGATGACCTTTTGACCGTTTGCCAGCGAGTCGAGGTCGATATCGCTGCCTTCGACGAGCGCCAAGGGCGGCCGTCCGAATGCCTCGATGTTAGTCGCCATGTCGCTAAGGATCTGACTGCTCATCTGCTCCATAGGCAGCAAGTTCCAAAGCGCCGAGATCCCGAAGCTGGTTCCATGCAGCTCTGCGGTGCAAAACGGATAGACTGGGATGTCGTCGATGGGCAGCGGGCCGTCATCGACCATGACGTTGTTTACGAAGACGACTCGCCTGCCTTCAGGCATCGCCGCCGTGATGGCGTGGTAAAAGATGCGATAGCCGCACGTTCCCTCGGGTTCTTTGGCCAGCGGATCGCAGCCGGGGAACTGGTACTCGTAAACGTTGGCGCAGTAGTCCGACTCGTCAATCTGCAGCGCGAAAAGAGGGTAACGCGCGATCATCTCGACCTTGGTGCGCTTCGCGCCGATGACCATGCGCCAGAGGTGGTCGTCGAGCTCGGATCGATACGGCTCGCAGACGACTTCCCACGGGAACACCCTCGCGAGACGCAAAAGACCGGCTTTTCCCTTCTTCTTGACCGGGATAGGGCCTCGGTCGGAGGGGATCTCCTCTTCGAAGTCGACCGTTCGGCCGCCGTCAGGGTCCCACTCAATGTGGGTGTAGGCTTTGCCGTAGAGACCTTCTATCTTGACGACTTCTTTCTCCTTGCGCTCGCCGTAGACCTCTTCGAAGTAATACTTGACCATCGTGTCGCAGGATTGAACCTGCGCGAGCGACTTATAGTCAGTATTGAGAGCCTGAGCTTCGAAAGACGGCCGGTTCTTCGTCTGCATATTGAATATCTGGTCAGCAAACGACCGAAATTCGTTCACAGAGAAGTCAATAAGCTCGTTATCCTCGCCGCAGAACGAAATCGACTGCGTGGCCCAGCGGCTCGAGGCGCCTGAGGCACCGTGCAGGCCGAAATAGTGGCTAAACGCGAAGCGGTACATGTTGAACATGTTCCGCCGCTCCAAAGCGCTGTAAAACTCGGTCTCTTTGTCGCTTAGCGTCGACCAGAGCTCGTCTGGGTCGCGTTCTGCAGCCCAATACTCGTCGATGAGCCGAATCGCATCTTCTTTTGTCGACGTTTCGCGCTCATCTACGTCGTTTTGGTTCGCTGGGTGCCTGTCTTGCGGCTCAAACATAAGATCTCCGGCCGCGCGTGCTGACGCCGCGAGGCATAATGTCGTTGGCGGCCTTGGTTACGCGGCTCGGAGAGCGCAGATCGCCTTTGTGAAGGAAAATGTCCTCGAGCGGGACCTCGCGAGACAGCACGATCCCGTATGGCGGCATGGGTGACTGCTGCCGGTTGATGTGCCGCCATGCGTATTTGAGGCAGTCCACCAAATCGCCATGTCCAAGTGCATCGCTGCGCTCGTATGACGTGCGTGACTTGTTCCAAATGAGCTGCTCGCACTGCTGGATCGTCTGCCTGCAGCGCGGGTTTATCTCGATGCGCTGGTTTTGGAACGCGTTGCGCAGCTGGTTCAGCGCGGCCTCTGCGCCGTCTTTGTCCGCTGCGCCAATGCGGATGTTGTGCTGGACCTTGAGGTCCAAGATCATGCGCGCGTCGTTGTCGCTGAAGCGATAGACGGGGTTCTTCTTGAACATCTTGTCTGACCAGTAGGTCATGTCCTTGAACGCTTCCGCCTCGACGTCTCGAATGGCTCTGGCTACGACGTTCGTGGGGGCGCCGCGCAGAGCCCAGTCGTGCGTAACGACCATTTTCGCGCGCGCAAAGTCGTAATACGCACAGATTACTGCGCACAAATCGCGGGTGCCGGGGTCTACAACTGTATAGCCAAGAGCATACGGCGGTACTTGTTGCTCGCAGACGTGTACGCCGATGTTGAACTCGGGCAGTACCGTTAGGCTCTCGCTGCGGACATCTTCGCAGAGACACTCGCGCCGGCACTCTTCGGACTCGATGCCACCAAGGGCTCGGATCTGCTCGTCTCGCTCTGCCTTCGTGATGCGCGGGTTATCGAAGATTGTGTACTTCGAATAAGCGTCTCGCTTGATGGCATCGGGCACGAACTCGGTTTTGTAGGGATGCCCCGGATCGCGCGCAGGGGTCGAGTTCATCATCAAGGTAGCGTCGAGATGCCCCTGAAACTGCGGCATGATGATCGACTGCACGACGTACTTGAGTTTGTCGACGTAGCAGGCCTCGGAGATGGTCACGCCGTTTGACCAGCGACCGCGCAGACCGTCTGGGTTGCTGTCCAGGCCGATGAGGCGCAGCACAGAGCCGTTTTGAAAGTAGAAGCCTGACTCGACGCCTTGGAACGACTGGCGATAGTAGGGCTGAAGCGAGCTGGGGCAGTCGTCGCAGATCTGCTCCATCAAAGGCATGACGATCGACGCAATGTCCTTTTGCAGCGCCGTCGCATATGTTAGGATCTGCTTCGGCTTGCGCAGAGCGTCTTCAATGCGAATCAACAGCCCGAGAAAGTCTTTGCCGAAGCGCCGGGCGCAGTTCGCGACATACACGCGTGGCCAGTCGGCATCAGCATGCACAACGTCGCCGCGCACGCGGGCTTCATACGTCGCCTTCTCCCAAGCCCTATATTTCTCGTATAGTTCGAGCTGGCCAGGGTGGAGCTTGTAGCGAATACGTCCCGC